TTTTTACCTTAAAAAAAAACTAATACCTATTGAAAACTGAAAAATGGAGCTTTGTGAAAAGCCCCATTTTTTTTTTTGCGTCTATCTGAATCATCCAACCTTCATTCTACGCTTTCTGGAGGGGGTGTCTCCTAGAATTTTATTGTTTTTTTACCCTCAAAGCACGGATTTGAAGCACGAATTTGAAGCACGTTTTTGAAGCACTGAATTTGTAATTGTCTGATAATCAGAGATGCTAATAAAAGTCCGATTTGAATACAAAAATGAATAACGAATTTGGAGTACGGAGATGGACAACAAGGCTTTATTGGAACAGATTTTCTTTGGTGAAGTACGGGCTAGTTTTAATTTGAGGAAACCGAAAAGTGATAAACCTACTAATATTTATTTGGTGTGTAGAGTAAACGGAAGGCAGATAAGGCTTTCTACAGGTGTAAAGGTATATCCAGAACAGTGGAATGAAAAGAAGCAGGAAGCATACGTTAGTTGCAGATTAACAGAACTTGATAATGTTAATAATATTGCGACTAATGAGATATTAGCGGAGTTGAAAGCAGGTTTTCTTGAATACAAACACTATCTTTGCCAACACCCTGATGAAATAGAACAAGGGGTTGAATTATTGCGAAAGTTTATATATAAAGACAAGGTGAAGATGGTAAAGAAGCAAGAAACTGAAAATGTTATACATTGGCTGCGTAATGCTATAATTGCTGATAAAAATATAGGTGAGAGTACAAAAGCTGACTACGTGAAGCAAATAAAGTTCTTTGAAGCATTTCTAAATGAAACTGGTAGGTATCCTATTGGTTTCAGCGATATAAACCTCCCATTAATTAAGGATTATGAATCTTACCTTCTTAATAAAGAAGTCGGTAAAGGTAAAACGACTAAAACTACTACAGTTGGCAATAAGGTAGAGAAGATAATATGTATTCTTAAGAGAGCAGAGCAGCAAGGTATGATTGATAGTCACGAAGCTGGTCTTGATAAATATAAGAAACCTAGAAGTAAAGAAGGTGACAGTAATGATATATATCTTACAGAGGAAGAAATTGGTAAGATGTATGCTTTAGAACTTTCTGGTATGGAAGAGCAGGTTAGAGATTTATTTGTTTTACAATGCTGGATAGGTCAGCGTTTTAAAGATACGCAGTCGATAAATGATGGAATAATAAAGAATGATGGAAATATAATTGAGATTATCCAAGAAAAGACAAAACATAAGGTATCTATACCATTATTGCCTATAGCTAAAGAAATACTTGCTAAATACGAAAATAAATTTCCTATATTTACTAACCAAACAGCTTTAAATTATTTGACAAGAATTGGAAAGAAGGCTGGTATAACGAGACTACATACTGTAGTAGAACATAGAGGTGATGAAGTTACTACGAAACAAGTTCCTGTTTATAAACTGATAAAAACTCATACTGCAAGGCGTTCATTTATTTGTAATATGTTGTTGCGTGGATACGATGCTCATCTGATTATGAAAATCACAGGGCACAATGATGTTGAATCATTCCAGAAGTATGTTAAGTTAACGTCTGGTGATGCTGCTAAGCTAATGCTGGAAACAGAGGCTAAAAAGGCTGTACAAACTAAAGTCAAACAATCCAATGACATTGTAACTTCTAGTAATGAGAATATAGCAGAAGCAATAAGTAAAGGAATTGAAGCAGGTTTGAAACATAAGGATGATATAGCTTATGACTTGTTATTTAATAGTCAGGAAAGTAATATTGAATCTTACGGAATAGATAGAGATGTGGATATAAGCCAATTCGATTTAAATAAGAATGAAATAGACTTTCTTAATAGGTCAATGGATAATTTTGAAGTTGGAACACCATCTTTGAAGGTCAGGAAAATACTGAATAGATTGCTGGAATTGGGAATAGTGGTACGACTTAAATAGATTGTATTGTATTTATCAAGGAACTTGCTATTTTTGTTCGTAAGAAGCAATATCGACTGATGATATGGTTGAAAATATAATACTCAGATAGTTATAAAATGAGATTTTAATGGGTAGTGGAAAAATTTCGATGTCCCCATATTCAACCCAATATGGTCGGATTTTTCCACTACCATAGAAATATAAGATAAACATGGAAATAGAACAAATAAAGCTCAATGGTGACGAACGTCTGATTGATGCGCTTAAATCAAGGGGATATAAAGATATACCAAGTAACGTTATTTTAGACAAGACGTTGACAGGGATAGGTGCTACTTATGCAGAGTTACATTCATACCGTAATTCAATCATTATTGAACCCAATGTGCCAGTTATTGTAGGTAAAACTGCAAAAAATGGCGATTGGTTGGCTGTTTACAGCAATACGACAGTGGCACAAATAAAAAAGTATCTGAAAAGAGCTGATGTCAAGTACAAGAAGATTCTAACTACCCCCGAAGGATTTAAGAAAGTTAGGGAAGCAGCAGATAAGTCTTACAGTCTAATTCAAGAGACATACTTTTGTTTATTTGATGAGTGTGAGAAGTTGACGCAAGATTGTGACTATCGAGCAAGTATTTTACAGCCAGTCTACGATTTTTTCGACTTTAAAGAGAAAGCTTTTGTATCTGCAACTCCATTGGAAGTGTCACATCCTGCATTTGAAGGGCAAGGGTTTAAGAAGCTGGAAATTGTTCCTCAATATGATTATAGGAAAGATTTACATTTGATTGTAACTTCAAGTTATGAAAGAACAGTTCGAAAAGAATTTCAACGACTGAAAGACAGTCCATGTGTTTGTATATTCCTCAACTCCGTAACTGGAATTAATGAATTAGTTAATTCTCTGTATTTAGAGGAAGAAAGCCGTATCTTTTGTTCAGAAGAAGGGGTTGGAAAGTTGAAAGACGCAGGCTTTACTAATGCTGTGTCGTCAATAGATTATCCATTGGCGAAATACAATTTCTTCACATCAAGATTTTATTCAGCAGTTGATATTGAATTGAATGTGAAACCCGATATTCTGATACTTACTAATCTGAATAATGCTGTATATACAATTGTTGACCCATATACCGAAGCAATACAGATTCAAGGACGATTCAGAAGAATGTTTGAGGATAAACAGACATTTAATAGTTTGACGCATATAACAAATACCCGTGATTTGGGAGCTTTATCATGTGAAGAACTGGATAGACAAATAGAGGAGTATAAAACTACTTATCAGTCTCTCATTGAAAGATATGATAAAACAACAAATTCAGCCCGTAAAACATCTCTAAAACAACAACTTAAACAAATCTGTAAGGATTACTTATTGGATGAACGATTAAATATTGATTATTTTGGTATAGATAATAAGTATAATGAGGAACGGGTTAAAAGCTATTATCAATCAGGAGAAAAGTTGTATGCTGCTTATGAAGCAACTAAGTTCTTTCGAGTTAATTATGAAGAAAGACAAGAAATAATCGGAGAAGATGATATATTTAGAATAAAGAAAGCTCCAAATGAGAAAGAGCGTATTCGTATATTTGCCACAAAACTAATCCAGTTGAATGAACAATGCAAGGAGAATCCAAGTATTGACAAGCAGTTTTTTCTAAAGCTACTTCATGATTCATGTGATTTTGCAGATTTAATCATTGAAGCATACGAAGTTATACCGTTTGAATTGAAAAAGCAAGTGATATGGAATTGTTGTAATAAAAAGAATCTGGAAATAGCTTTGAAAGACCAAAAGAATGAGAATAAACGTTTTTCTCCAGAAGTTCTACGGGATATAGAATCATCTTTTAGACCATACATAGGACATAATATAACTAAGGAAGAAACTAAAAAGATGTTTGCTGACATTTACAGTAGGCATTATATACTTCATAATGAAACAGGCATTACAGCAAAGGTAAATCAACAAACTGTTTGTGAATATTTTGAAGCAACACCACAAAATAAGAAGAAACCGAATGAGTGGAAAATCAAATGTATGTTGCCCCAATATGCTGCATTGGTAAGTTAGTTTTTATCAGTTAATACAGTAAGTACAAAAATAGCCGCAAGCGAGTACACTTACAAATGTGCTCAACTGCGGCTTTTTTTGTGGAACTTCTAAATTCCTGTCTAATACAAGGGATATAGCAGTTCGCAATTTTAAATATGGGAGTTAATTTTCCCAATGGAAGGGTGGGAAAATGCAAATATAACCTGTTTGATTTACATATAATTCAAGGAGTTAAACCATTGCCAAACAGGTAGTTCTTGATTTTTAAGAATATCCAAAGTTACTCATAATAAACAAGGTAAAAAAATAAACAATACTCAATTTCTGATATTACTACTTAGCATATCTTTATATGACAGTATAATACTCTCCTTTCTATTATAGTGCATAGTAATACATAGGCACGCAATAAAGTATAGGTACTTTATATATA